ATTATACAAGGTGCTTCATTAGGATAATAGAACAAACACAGACATAAAGGTTAATTATATATGGAAAGAGTAATAGAAATGTTTATTGACGAGGACAACGAACTTAGCGGAATTGAAGCTATTTCTGTTGTTGAAAGACCTGCAATAGAAGAGGACTTTATTGCATTGAAAGAACATAAAGAAATAAAGTTAGCAGAAGTAGACAACGAGAAACGCATTCTCATGGGTGCTGCACTTATTCCTAATAAGAAGATATTCAGAAAAGGAGAGGATGATAAAGAAGATTACTACATCTACTTTTCAGAAGATACAGTAAGAAAGGCTTCTGAACTATTTCTAATGAAAGGCAATCAGAACAATTCCACATTTGAACATAGTGTAGAATTGGAAGGTATGTCTGTTGTTGAAAGTTGGATATTAGAAGATAAGGAGAAAGACAAGTCTGCTAAGTATGGTTTTGACCTTCCAATAGGAACTTGGTTGGTTTCAGTTAAAGTAAATAATGACGAGGTTTGGAATAAAGTAAAAGAAGGAGAAGTCAAAGGCTTCTCCATTGAAGGTTATTTTGCAGAACAATACGAACTATCTAAGAAACCTTGCAATCAATGCTTAGAGGATTTAAATTCAGAATTTGCATTATGGGAACTTGCTGATGCTTTGTCAGAAGAAGTGGAATTAGAATCTTACGGAGGTTATCCAGAATCAGCTTCTAACAATGCTAAACGAGGTATTGAATTAAACAAAAAGGTGAATAACAAGTGTGCAACGCAGGTGGGAAAAGTTCGTGCACAACAATTATTACGAAAAGAAAAGTTCACATTACCAACTTTAAAACGCATTCATAGCTACTTATCAAGGGCAGAAACTTACTACGATGCAGGAAACAATGAAGCGTGTGGTACTATATCTTATTTGCTTTGGGGTGGACTATCTATGAAGAATTGGGTTGAGTCTAAGCTAAAAGGCTTAGACGAACTAAACTTATCAGAAAAAGTAATTAATGGACATACCGCTTATGATACTGCTGAACAAGCATACGCAGTAGCGAAGTCAAAAGGTTGTGAAGGGATACACACACACGATGTTGGTGGTAAGACATGGTATATGCCTTGCAAGACACACGCAGAATTAAAAGCACCTTGCACAGAAGGTTATGAGATGATTGGCATGAAAGACAAGGATGGAAGGAAAGTACCGAATTGCGTACCGATAAAAAGATAATATGAAAAAGAAAACATTTGTAACACCAAGTTATAGTTCACCTAAGAACCAAAAGAGAGGGTGTCTATGTAAAGATGGAAAGACATACCATAAGAAATGTTGTGATGGTTCTTTACAAGCACAAGGAATAGGAAAAGTATAAAAATACAACAATAATCAATTTAAATGTAATATTAATATAAAAAGTAATTTATGAAACCAAGTGAAATCGTAGCAAAGTTCAAGGAGGTACTTTTATCTGCTTCTGATGAAGTTGAACTACAAGAACCCGAAGTAAAGGAGGAAGTAGAAATGATGCCAGAAGAAGCACCTAAAGCTGAATCAGTATCTAAAGAAGACTTTGATAAACTAAAAGCAGAATTTTCTTCACTAAAAGGTATGGTCGAAAAAATGGCTAATACAGATAAAATGGAGGAAGAAGTAGAAGTTCCTGCTGAATTAGAATCAGAAGTAAAAGAAGAGGTAAAGGAAGAAGTCAAAGAAGAACTTTCCGCTGAACCTATTGTCCATACACCCGAAGCGGAGGTGAGTGAAAAGAAAACAATTCTTTTCTCTCAAAACAGACAAGAGACAATATTAGATAGAATTTTTAATCAAATTAATAAGAAATAAAAAATGGCAACAACTACAAGTATCACTACTACTTACGCAGGTGAATTTGCAGGAAATTACATTTCCGCAGCCTTGCTTTCGGGAAATACCTTATCACAAGGAGGTATTACCGTAAAACCAAACATCGCTTACAAAGAAGTGATGAAGAAAATTGCAACAGATGACATCTTGAAAGATGCTTCTTGTGATTTTGACCCAACATCAACTGTAACTCTTACAGAAAGAATTTTGCAACCAAAAGAATTTGAAGTAAACCTACAACTTTGTAAAAAACATTTTGTATCGGATTGGGAATCAATACAGATGGGTTATTCTGCATACAAGAATATGCCACCGAAGTTTTCAGATTTCTTAATCGGACACGTTGCAGAAAAGGTTGCACAAAGAATCGAAACAAATATTTGGTCTGGAACTGATGCTACAACTGGTCAATTCGATGGATTTACTACTACATTAGGTGCTGATGCTGATGTTGTTGATGTAACGGGAACTACTGTAACTGCTGCTAATGTTATTGACGAATTAGGAAGTGTAGTAGATGCTATTCCAAACACAGTAAAACCACAAGATGACTTAAATATTTATGTACCATCTAATGTATTTTACGCATATGTGCGTGCATTAGGAGGATTCGGAGCAAGTGGATTAGGTGCTAATGGTGTAGATGGTAAAGGAAATCTTTGGTACAACAACGGAGGTCTTAAATTCGATGGTATCAATCTTTTCTTAGCAAATGGATTAGCAAGCGACAAAATGGTAGCTGCTCAAAAATCTAACTTATTTTTCGGTACTGGCTTGTTACGAGACCAAAACGAAGTTAAAGTTATTGACATGGCTGACATTGATGGAAGTCAAAACGTAAGAATTGTTATGAGAATGACTGCTGGAATCCAACATGGAATTGGTTCTGAAATCGTTCTTTACGCTTAAAAATTAATAATTAACCAAGAAAAAGGGTGGGTTCTGCCCGCCTTTTTTTTATAAAAAACATAAATATATGAGTTGTGCAATAACAAATGGTCGTTCATTACCTTGCAAGGATTCGGTAGGCGGTTTAAAAAATATCTTTTTTGCACCATACACCACCACTACTGCTGTACTTTCAGATTCAAATGGTACGATTACTTTAGACCAAACAGTTGATTTTTACAAGTATGAAATCAAAGGAAATTCATCTTTAGAAACTACTATTAACAGTTCAAGAGAGAATGGTACTACTTTCTTTGAAAGTGCTTTAAACGCTACTTTTACTGTTTTAGATGTAGCTACACAAGAACAAATTAAGCTGATGGCTAAAGGTAGACCTCAAATTGTTGTAGAGGACTATAACGGAAATCATTTCTTAATTGGAAAAGAACATGGTTGCGAAGTAACTGGAGGAACTATTGTAACGGGTGCTGCTATGGGGGATTTAAGTGGGTTTACTTTGGTGCTTACTGCACAAGAGACTGCACCACCTTTCTTTTGTGATGCTCCTACTGATGATGCTTCAAGTGCAATCGACCCTAACGCTTAGTATTAATTAAATAACGGAGGTGTTTAAATAAAAAGGGAGGCAATAGCCTCCTTTTTTTATGGAACAAAGTTAAGCTATTCAGTTATATAGGTATGATAAAGTTATTGCCGACAACATCACAACAAACGATAGATATTCTGCCAAGAGAATATACTATTAATAGTGATTTAGTAAAGAATGGAAGCTTTGTGAATGGTTCTGATTGGACTACACAAGGTGATGTGTCCATTAGCGGTGGTGTAGCTACTTTTGATGAAACTGATGAAACAACTCAAATATCACAAGATGATGTTATGATAATTGGTAAACAGTATAGATTAGTTTATGAGGTTAAAACAAAAGAATCGGGTACTTTACAAACTTCCTTGTTTGGTCTTATTTCAAGTAATGTAAATATACCATCTAACATTGGGTTTAATACGTTTCAAGGTGTAGCTTATCAGAATGGATTGAACATAAAGAGTGGTACAAACCCCACAAGTCTAACATTAACGAATATTTCTGTAAGGGAATCTACCTCACTTGAATTTATTACATTAACAATTATAGAGGATGGAACAAGAAAATTTCAGACTATAACAAGTGTTCCGTACACAACAAATGGTAATTTTTTAAGATTATATTGCGATTTCACTATACTAACAGAAGGAAATTCTTATCACTTTGAGGTGAAACAAGGTACTACTTTATTGTATAGAGATAAAATATATTGCACATCACAAACATCTAAAACTGTTTCACACACATTAAACACTAACAAATACACAGAAGTAACGGGTAGTGATTCAGTAATGCCAAAATATATAATAATTGGAGACACAACATCTTCATCTGATTCTTCTTCATCTGATTCTTCGAGTGATTCTTCATCAGTAACATTAAATTATAGATTTATCTATGGTGTTGACACAAGCGTGTCAAACACAGAATATTATTATTACCCATTATTTGCAACAGAAGCAGAAGCTAATTATTTAGATTCTCAAAGTGGTGGTTCTGGTACTTCACACACACATACATTTGCAGATGACCCAACTGCAACTACTTGGTATATGCCGACAACAGGAGGAACGCATAATGCAACATCTCCGCCATCAGGCAGCGAATACACAGAAATTACATCTTATGCTTACATTGATACTGATGGAGATGGTATTTTAAATGCAGTTGATACAGATGATGATGGAGATGGGCAAACTGATGCAAACGAAACTTTATATGGAAGCGACCCATTAGATTCTTCATCAACTTATGCTGATTTAGATGGCGATGGCATTGCTGATTCTGCTGATTCGGACAGAGATGGCGATGGATATGCTAATGATAATGACTACTATCCTGATGATGCTTCACAATGGGAAGCACCAACCCCATCATTTGCGGGTGCAATTTTAGAATTTACAACAACTTCTGCCAACCAACAAGTAAAAATAGGCACACGAACTTATGGCGTTTCAGGAGGAAATACACCTAATTATGTTGTTGATTGGGGAGATGGTAATAGCGATACAATTACAAGTTTAACGACACCGACACATACTTATTCAAATTCGGGAAGTTATGACGTTCAAATATCGGGTACTTTCACACGATTCAGATTTGGTGCAGGTTTAAGTGGTGCTGAAAGAAATGCATTAACTGATATTAAACAATGGGGAAATTTAACTTATGAAACAATGGAGGATGCTTTTAAAAGTTGTGATGGTTTGAGTGTTTTGACCGCAACAGATACACCAACCATTGCATCGGGTGGTAAACTCAAAAATGCCTTTGCATATTCAAACGTAGTAACTATTCCAAACTTAGGAAGTTGGAATGTAGCAAGTATTTCTGACTTTTCAAATGCGTTTATTGATTCGGTTTATCCATTAGATACCACAACATATAATTCATTGTTAATAGGTTGGGCAACACAAAACTTACAAAGCAATGTTTCTTTAAATATGGGAGGTTCTCAATATTCAAGTGGAGCAGCAGCAACAGCAAGACAAACACTTGTAAGTACGTATAGTTGGACAGTAGCAGATGGAGGGCAAGTATGACAAGAATATATAAATCATCAAAAGAAAAGTATTATATATTGTCTAAAGACAATTCAGACATTTACCATTATGGTAAATTGTCTGTTGGACAAACACTAATAAGTGGTTTTGACAATGCTGAAAAATTTATTTCTATATCTGCTTTTGAAAGCAGATTAATGGAATTAGGTCTTTATGAAGAATACTTAGAAAATAACGAAAATGAGTAGAAGAAGTAGAAAAGAATATAAGGACAGTATTAGATTAGTTTCTCTATCGGGTTATGAAATACCTAAAGTAGAAGAACACCATAAGAATGATTGGGTAGAATACGGAGAGGACAACTGTTATTTTAGTGATTTAGTAGAAAGGTATTTAGGTAGTGCTACTAATTCAAGATGTATTAATGGTATTGTAGACATGATTTATGGTCGTGGTTTAAATGCTACTGATTCAGAAACCAACCCTATTCAATTTGGAAAGATGAAGGTCTTGTTAAGACCTAAAGAAGTAAAGAAGATTGTAAACGACATCAAACTTCTTGGTATGGCTTCTATGCAGATTCTTTATAAGAATGGCAAGAAGGAAATAGATAAGGTTTTACATTTCCCAATGGAAACGCTTCGTGCTGAAAAAGCTAAAGATGGTAAAATAAAAGCCTATTACTATCACCCTAATTGGAAAGAGATTAAGCATAATGACAAGCCGAAAAGAATACCTTCTTTTGGTAATGGTACTGCAAGTCAATTAAACGAAATATATATAGTAAAGCCATATAGAAGTGGTTTCTATTATTACACACCAGTAGATTATCAGGGATGCTTACAGTATTGTTCTTTAGAAGAAGAGGTTTCTAATTATCATATAAACAACATACAAAATGGCTTACAGCCATCTTTGTTGATGAACTTTAATAATGGTATTCCTAACGAGGAAACACAACAAATTATAGAGAATAAAGTTTATGATAAGTTTAGCGGTACTTCAAATGCAGGAAAGTTTATCCTGGCGTTCAATGAAGATTCAGATTCACAGTCAACAGTAGAACCAATTCACTTGCCCGATGCACACGCACAGTATGAATTTTTAGCTACCGAAAGTAGAGAGAAGATTATGATCGGACATGGTGTTGTGTCACCAATATTATTAGGTATCAAAGATAATACTGGGTTTGGTAATAATGCAGAGGAATTAAGGACTGCAAGTATATTGATGGATAATATTGTTATTAGACCATTTCAAACCATGTTGATTGATGCTTTTAAAGAATTGCTTTCTTTTAACAATATAATGTTAGACTTATATTTTGTTACTCTACAACCTATTGAGTTTACTGAATTGGAAAATATTTCTACCAAAGTAAAACGAGAAGAAGAAACTGGAGAGAAGTTATCGTCTGATAAAGGGTTAATTAATAAGATAAAAGGGTTCTTTTCTTCGGAAGAAAAGAACCAAATAACAGAAGATGAAGGTCAAGATTTATTAGACCAATTAGAAGAATTGGGTGAAGTTGTTTCTAATGATTGGGAACTTGTATATAGAGAGGATGTTGTAGATGGCAAAGAAGACTTCGATGTTACTAAGTTATCACAACCTACTGTTGATGATGCAAAGCCTAAGAAAGAATCTACGCAAGACAATGCAGGATATAAAGTAAGGTATGCTTACAAGGAGGTAGTACCTTCTAAGAAAAGTAGATTATTTTGCCAAAAGATGATGGAATTGGCAAGAAAAGGTATTGTATTCAGATTAGAAGACATCAATATGATGTCCTTTAGAGGAGTGAATAAGAAGCATGGACACAAGGGTAGAAATTACAGTTTGTTCAAGTGGAAAGGCGGGGTTAATTGTAAACATATTTTTGAACGTAAGGTATATAAGAAGAAGGTTTCTTCTGATAGTGTTGTAAGTGAATCTTCTGCTAACAACGAAGGTTTTAAATCACCTAATAATCCTAAAGAGGTAGGTCAAGCTAATTGGAACAGACCAGACAAAGGTCGTTTTACATCAAAAAAATAATTATGAGCAAGGTACTATTTATAACTTTAGATGAATTAAAACGCAAGTCTATCTTTGATGGTAACTTAGATACTGATAAGTTAGTTCAGTTTGTTGAGGTAGCACAAGACACGAATATTCAAATGCAACTTGGAAGCAAGTTGTATGATAAGTTACAGACAGATGCAATAAGTGAAAGTGGATTACAAGGTAATTACTTATCTTTGGTAAATGATTATGTTAAACCTATGTTGGTTTGGTATTCACAAGTAGCTTTTATTCCATTTGCAGCTTATCAGATTGCAAATGGAGGTATATTTAAACATAATAGCGAAAATTCTACTTCGGTAGAACCCGATGAGATAAATATGCTTGTAAACAAAGCGAAGGATACTGCTGAATTTTATACAGAAAGGTTCATACAGTATATGAATTTTAATAGTGAGTTGTTTCCAGAATTTGTTCAGAATCAAGATGGGGGTATTTATCCCGAAAGAGATATAAATTATACTGGATGGGTTTTATAAGTAAAGGATACAAGCCAAAGAAAAAAAACATTGTTAAACTACAAAAATATTTAAATGGCAAATACAATCAGTTGGGGAAAGATTTACGAGACAACGAACTTCGGGAACGGGGTAAGTGATAATACAATAAGTTGGGGTAAGGTATATGAAGATTTAGTATCTGCTATTGGAGGATTAATTTCAGCTTTGGAAGCACGTTCTACTTTTACGGAGAACAAAGCAGGTACTACTACTATTTTACAAGGATTTGAAAACTGCGAATCATAATGGCAAATTTATTAGAAAAAGCAAGCATATTAATTACGCCTACTGCATTCGACAACGG